ATATACGGCATCGGGGTCTATGTTGGTACCACTTTTCAGTAACAAACCGGTTGTAGCAAGGGCTAAGTCATGTCTGTTACCATCCATCTGCTCCCAAACTACAGCCATAAGAGTAAGGAATGCTATTGTGTCACATGCAGATTCAATCGACTCTAAATCGTCAAGCTGGGAGAAATCGTCTTCCCACTCGCCCTCCTTGAAACCGTGCCATTTAATCTGTTCTCCGGAAGTGTGAATACTCGGTGGAACGACGGTTTGTGCAGAATTACCGCGTAATTCCACGATGACAGCCTTGTCAGCATCAGCGATTGACGCGGGGAGCGACCATTTGCGTGATTTAACGCCTTTCTCTTCAAAAGATGGTGCTAAATCGTATATGTAGTGTGAATTTGGCGCGGTTTTCCTGCCGAATCGACGTGTCGGAGGTAATAAAAGAGGTGCTAATGCTCTAGCCTCGGGTCTATCTAAGTCGATGTCGATTTGTTTTTTACCAAGGATTAAGCCAAGGTTGTGTGGCGCGTTGCCATATTCCGATATAAAGTTCTCATAGTCAAGGACGTGGGTATTCCACTTTGACATAATAGGTGCTTTACCTTTAAATTTAACGGGTGTTAATTGCCATCCCCAATTTAAGTAGTATTCTCTCGTTGCGTTGGCGGATGATTGTAGAAAATCGATGACTTTCGGGTCTTGTTCTACCATTACTGTTTTCTCCTCTAAGATTTATGTTGATTTATCCGAATAACTGTTATAATAACCCCCATATTACTACTACTCTCCTCAAGTTTAGAAAGTAATACCAAGCCCGCATCCATGTTTGCGGGCTTTTTTATGGGCTCGGAACTTATAAGTATAAACTAAATACCTTAAGTCAGCACGTCAATTTTTTCTGCCCGTGTCATCGGCTCCTCGAAGCCTTTCTCTGCACGGATTTCTTTAATTCCACGTTCGATTGCAATTCGTAGACTCTCCGTCTTGCCGATTGGGTATCCTAACAAGTCTGTTAGCTCGTCGCGGAACTTCTCAATGTCTTTTTGCTTAGCGGGCGACACTCTTAACGCTATAGTATGAACTTTAGTAGTCATATTTACTCCTTTTTGGTTGAAAAATGCTAATTATACATTTATTTAATATTTATTTTAAAAAATTACTTGACTTAAGTGTGTATTTAGGTATAATTCGAATCAGAAGTTAAAAAAACTTCGGTGGTTTTAGGCGATGCGCCTAGGTTTACACCCTAAACTTAACCTAATTGCTAAGTCACTTTGGCAGTTTAAGACTTTCCAAAACTAAACTGTCATTTTTTAACTAGAAGGAGCATAACTATATGAAAAAACATTATCAATTTTATTTAACACCGGAAGAAATCGTAGAGAAAGGATATTTATATGTCGCGTACGGCTCTAACCTTGATTTAGACCAAATGACATTTAGAACTCCTACCGCGCAACCTATTGATACTATAGAACTACCTAATTGGCAGTTAGTATTTAGAGGTGTAGCAGATATTATTCCTAAAGATGGCGCTAGTGTATCTTTAGGTGTATTTGAAATGCCTACAGCAGAAGATTGGGAGTCGTTACATACCTATGAGGGTACTCGCCCTACTAGCGCTCTGTATTACCTAACTGAGATTGAAACTGAGTTTGGTACGGCACTTACATATACTATGAGCGGAGGTAGAACGATATCAACACCTAGTGACCACTACTACAACACGATTGAACGTGGTTATCAGCACTTTGGTATGGATTTAAAGCCATTAGAGCAAGCTAGAGAGCACTCTCGCACTCACACACCTAGAAACACATGGTACGCGCGTTACTTGAACGGTAACAAAACATACAGAAAAGCTTATTCACTATAAAGGAGTAATAATTATGGCAAAAAACACACAGCAAATGCATCACTTAGTATTGTATCAAGAGGTGTTATTCTGATGAGCATGGTAATTAACCACTGCTGGGACGGAGAGGAGGAGCAGAGAACATTGGACTTGTATCAAGAGGACTTTATATCGGACAACATTTGGCGTCAAGTATGTGACTCACTAAATGTAAATCCCGACGAGGGCGACACTATAACCGTATATTGGGACGTTCCCGCTACGATTAACTATGGCGAGGAGGACTAATGCAGTATACATTTCATGTAGATTGGAACTCAACTGAGGTTGAGGTAGAAGCTAACTCATATGACGAAGCTGTTAGCAAAGCCGATAAGGCAGTCAGACTTAACGTAGCCCGTTACTTTGACTATGATTTTGAACTTAATGAGAAAGAGGTGTTTGATGACTAATATCGAAAAAGCATTAGCTTATTTTAATAGAGAGGAAGTCGACGCATATGAAGACGACGGCTCTATTTACATTAATATAGATAATTATTTAACTGTGCAAATATCAACAGCTGAGGTAGCTTATAGAGCAGAACTGTATGATGATTTAATGGAGTGGAAGTATGCCTAATTACAGAGTAACTGAAACAAGAAACTACGAGGTAGGTTTAAGTTTAGATGGTACCCGTGGTTATTTCGAGCATCGTGCAGTAGGCGAGGACTTGGGTGGCGAGTTGCTATTCAAGGATGGCGCGTTAATAGACTACGATGGTGTATTTTCCCTACCCCGTGAGATAGCTGTCGAATTAAAGGACAGAGGAGTGGATGTATCTTATGTATCCGACGAGTACGAAGACCATACACTTAAGAGTAAAGTCGCACAGATATTGGTTGAGTATGGCAATAAAGAATACGGGGAGGTTATCTGTGAGCACTTAATTAATACAGTATTAGAACATAAAGAGGAGAAAATATGAGCAAGACAGTAATATTATCAATGAGTATGGGTGTAGCCGTAGAGGTACCTAATGATTTTGACGAGGATACTTTGTTGGATGATTGGGATACAACTGACGACGGGCAGGTTATATTTCACGGCGGTCGATTTAAGTCATATAAGAACGAGTTGATTGAGGGCTTTGTTGCGGACGTGGAGGAGGACTGATTATGTTTTTATTACTATATATGTGTAATTAGTGTAGACTATGGCGAAGAAATATACAGAAACTGAGTGGGACTATATCCGAGAGACGTCCGAAACTATACAAAAGTTTGTATTGGGAGCGGGGGAAATCTTAGATGATATGGACTATGATTCAGCCTTTAAGTTTATATTAGGTGTAACTCAGACTGCACAAGACCATATCGCAACTACTTTAAATGAGGTTGCGCAGGGCAAAGGTACTGAGGAGGATATTAGACTCCTTGTTACCCATCTTGCACCTGCTGTATTGTTGAATATACAACTATTGTATTCAGCGATAGACCGTAAGGTACTTGTAGATAGGTCTAAGTTTATAGACGAGGTAACTCGTCGTTCGGCAGAAACAGTAAATTTAGCGCTTAACCAACTTGGGGGAAAAAGAAATGCTCATTAGTAAAGAAAAGGCACAGATAGTATTCACAGAAAGAGAGGGCAGAGAGTCATTTAAAGCGCCTTTTGAGAATATTAAGGATTTAGCACTAACCTTATACACTACATTAAGAAAGAAACCTACACATGAGTTTATGCTCATGTATTACAGAAATGACGCGCACGTTATGCTTATGGACTTAGAGGAGAATTTCTCTAGGAGATTTGCAGATGCGGTCGAAACCATTGAACATTACTCTTGTCAGAATAAAGATATGGAAAAAGAATACTGTACGGTAGGTATTTACTCAATTGAGGGCTCTAAGGGTATGCTTAAGCATTGGATATTGCACGATTTAAAGTTTATGCAATCAGAATTAGAGAGGGAAGAAGATGAACGACAACAGACAAGTAATTGATATCAATTTAAACATCAACATTAACACCACTCCTCAAGAGGAGGATATATATGAGGTAGTTAATGATTTTGACCGAGAGCTAGATGAGGCTCGCTCTATGCCGGACGATGAGAAAAAGGCACTTTATAAAGTGGTAGACGGTCTTTTATCGAAGGGGGAGAAGGAGTTTTGCGTGTCGCTTATGAAGGAAGCACCTTTATTTGCGATAGCAGAGCATCTTTATTTTTGTCTGAGCGAGGATATTAATGATTTTAGTATGGGGCAGGCGTATTTAGTAGTTGAGAACTTTAAATCTAACTCCGAGAAGACTGTACTGCAATGAATATATACAAGAATCAATCGTTTTGTGATGCAGATGAGTGCCTAGAGCGTGCTTGTAAGCATCATCAAGATAACATAGATGTAATTGACTATGAGAAATCGGGTCAGCGTCTTGTTATTAGGGACTATAGAGAGTCTTGTGAGGAGTATACCCCACCCGTTTTTGATATATGGGCGGTGTTTGATGAGGGGTATGTGTGCGAGGATTGTAGTTATTACTACTATGAACCGCATTTAGATGATGAGCCTCGTGGGGGCGGGTGTCGTTTAATACATGATGAGGGAGACGAAAAAGAGTGTCCCGAGTATTTTGAGTATAAAAAGGAGATTTAGATGCCTATATTTGTAGATTTAGTTAAGAAGAAGTTTGGTTTTCTTACAGTTGTGAGTCGTGCGCCTTCTCGTAAAGAGGATAGACGTGCTATGTGGAACTGTGAGTGTGAATGCGGTAACAAGCATGTGGTATCAACTGCCGATTTAAGGGGCGGTAGAGTACGTTCGTGTGGATGTCTGTTAGGTCAGCGTGATGACAAGGGTCGCGTAGCGCATATAAAAATATAAAATAGTTTACTCTAAGTGTTAATTTAGGGTATATTGGAATCTTGTTTATAACTTTAGGATTATAGGCAAAGTTGACGGGTAGCCTCCGATATAGGTAGTACAAGGGTTTTGTAAGTTTTTACGTTTTCCCTTTCATCACTTCTCGGCTTGGAGTGTGTATGCATAAGTCATGTGTAGTTGGTTACTTATTATCAATTATCCGCGCAACGCCTCTTGCGTGCACAACAGAGGCAACTTTAAATAAACTATAGAAGGAGAATAATATGTTTGAGAACATAGATTGGTTTGAGATATTAGTAGGTTTGTCCATGCTTTGGTTAACTTGGTTAATCATTACGGTCATTGATATTAACGCTGAGTTAAATGATGAGGACAAGAACGATGCCAACTTATAAATTTAACGAAGACGAGGTACTTAGACAACTCACTAAGTATATAGATAGTACTTACTCTGAGCACTACACGAATAAGAACAATAACGTACAAGCCCTAGACGTCTACCAAGCGCGCGGAACGCTTACAAATACAGCGATTGACAACGCAATCAAGTATCTGATGCGCTATGGTAAAAAAGAGGGCTTAAATCGAAAGGATTTGCTTAAGTCACTCCATTACATAGTGATTGCTTTAGGTAACGAGTTATTAATTGAGGATGCAGTCATTGAGTATGTGCCCGAAATTGCTCACGCTAAGGTTGAAATACTTCATGGTGTACAGTATCAGTTGCTTGTGACGTTTACAAACGGTACACAAGTAAAGATAGACATGCTTA